TACGGCCCGCGCTTTGGGATGCCGATTGACCCTTACATGGCCCCGCCCATGGCGGATGTGCAGTTCAGGGGCGGTCCTAAGCAAGGCCCCTTGTCACAGCAGGGCGGCGGCTCGATGGCGTCCGGCACGATGCAGGGGCCGCAGCAGCAGGGCGGTGGTGGTTTAGGATTGGGCGATGCGGCTGGCGCGGCTGGCTTGCTGTCCAAGATCGGCGGCCCGCAAGCAACGTCCGTCATGGACCCTGGCTTTGTATCGCAGGCCGCGCAATGGCCGTCCCTCGGCGGCGCTGGCGCATGGCCGGAAATGGCGATGAGCGCGGGCGGTGGCGGCGGTGGCTTGCTTGGCTCGTTGGGTGGTGTCGCGGGTGGAATGACCGGAGCGGACCTAGGCCCGATGGCCGATCTTGGAATCGAGGCGGCGGGCGCTGCGGGTGGGGCTAATCCCCTCGCGCTGTCCAATCCGGCAACAGCGGCGCTGGCTGCGCCTGGGTTGCTCAATATGGTCGGCGTCAACGTGCCCAACCCGTTTAGTTGGCTGACCGATACGATTGGCGGCTGGTTCAAATAAGTGTTGGTTCCCGTCCCCGCCGAACAGGTGGATGACTGGTGGGACAGGGTAGAACCGGAGCTTGAAAGGGCTATCAAGCGCGGCGGTCGATACACCTCCGAATCAATCAAGCGGGCGCTTCTCGCTCGTGAGATGCAGCTTTGGCTTGCCGTTGAAGATGGCGCGCTTTTGTGCGCGTGCGTCACTGAGATTTTGACCTACCCCACGGCGAAAGTTGGAAACGTGTTCCTTGCGGCGGGCAGGGATTACGCGAAGTGGGCGCATTACATGCTCGACATTGAAAAATGGGCGAAGGCCAACGGTTGCGACCGGATGGAAACGCTCGTCCGCCCCGGTTTTTTCCGGGTGCTGCGGAAGATCATCAAGGATTTGAAAGTGCCGCATTTACATTTGGAGTGGAAAATTGGCTAAGGGCAATATTCCGGCAGGACAGGGGGGCGGAGCGGGCGTTGCTCGCTTCCTCGCCAATCCCGCGTCGTTCTATCAGATGGGCCAGCCGTCGTATTACACGCCCGGTTCTTATTCTCCGACTCCGAACTACGTCCCCACCAAGAAGGGCGCGAACAATCAAGATCCCGTTCCGGTGACGGCAGGGCCTTCGACTAACACGCCCTCGGCTCCTGTGATGGGACAACCCAACATCAGCGCGCCTGTTGGTTCTTACGAATGGTGGACGGCGTATAATCCGGGCGCTGACTACTCGCGCCACTTTGGCGGCGGGGGCCGGTAATGGGCAAATCTAGCGGCGGCGGTGGCGGCGGCTCGACTCAGACTCAGACGGTCACGAAGGCCGATCCCTGGTCGGAACAGCAGCCGTATCTCAAATACGGTTTCCAGCAAGCGCAGGACATTTATCAGAAGGGCGCGCCGGGATATTACCCCGGCCAGACCATCGCTCCGTTTGCGCCCGAAACCAACGCGGCCCTGGACGCGCAGACCAATCGCGCTGTCAACGGTTCTCCGTTGATGACCTCGGCGCAGAATCAGTTGGCCGATACCATGTCGGGCAAGTATCTCGACATTAATACCAATCCTTACCTCATGCCGATGGCGGATCAAATCCGGGCGGACGTGCAGCCTGGGATTGAGTCTCGTTTCGCTGGCTCCGGTCGCCTTAACTCCGGCCTTGCCTCCCGTGCGGTGGGTATGGGCGTTACCGACGCCCTGTCATCGAAGGCGATGGAAAATTACAACACCGAACGCGGGCGGCAGATGCAGGGCATGTTGTTTGCCCCGTCGCTTGCTAACGCCGATTACAACGATATCAGCAAACTTGCCGACGTTGGCGCGCAGCGTGAAGGCATGGCGCAGGCTGGAATCAATGCGGACGTTGCCAAGTATAACTATGACGCGAACGCTCCGAACAACTGGCTCGCTCAGTTTATGAACATCGTGCAGGGCCAGTACGGCGGCACGGGAACCAGCACGCAAAGCACGCCCTACTATCAGAACCGCCTCGCCTCCGGTGCGGGTGGTGCCGTGGGTGGCGGCCTGTTGGGTGCATCCGCCGCTGGCTCGCTCGGCATTGATCCCGCTATCGCCGCCCTTGTCGGTGGCGGCGGTGGTGGCCTCTTGGGGTACTTCGGCTAATGGCTGGCTTGCTGGACGACTGGATTAATCAGCAGCAGCCGATGGCTGGCGGGTTGCTGAATGTGGACGACATGAAGCGCGCACAGCAGGCGGGCCTTTACGGCGGCCTGGGGCGCGTTGCCGAAGCACTAATGGCCGCAGGCGCACCTTCGCGCACGCCAGGCGGTGGGTTTGGCTCGGCCTTCGCTGCGTTCCCTGGTGGATATGCCCAGGCGAAGGGCGATTCGATGAACTCCGCCATGAAGCAGAAAATCGCAGGGCAACAGTTTGAAAAGAACGCGCTCGATCTCCAGGCCGAACGTAATTGGGCGAAACTCTCGGACACCGGAACTGGCTTTGCGTCCGGCACTCCGCAGCCAAACGGGGAAGTTGTCTCCCCCGCTGGGGTGACTCAGCCCCCAGGCGGAAACCCGACCGGGATTCCCGGCGTGCCGCCTAGCATTATGAAGGTTGCGGGAAGCCTGGGCCGTGTAAAGGGCGGCGATCTAATCGCTCAATACATGATGCGCGACGAGGACCCGAGCAAGTTCCTAAAGTTTGAGTCCGGCAACATCTACAATATGAAGATGCTGGACGAGAACGGCGCGCCGAAACTAGTTGGCCGTTATGACGCACAGGCCCCGTGGCAGTACCAAAGCGGCACGAATGGCGAGATCGGCGTCCGGCCCGGTGCCCTGCCTGCAATGGGTCAGGTGAATTTCACCGAGTCCTTTAATAAGTCCATGGGCGAGGCCCCGTGGAAGGTTGTTCCCATGCAACCGGGCGGCGGCGCAATCCAGCCCTTCGGCAATATGGACATTCCGCCATGGGCCTACCCAGGCGGCAAGCCCCAGACAGGTGCCCCCGGTAAGATGGGGGCGCTAGAGGGCATTTCTGGTAACGACACTCTCTTGGGCGGCCCAAAGGGGGACGCGCTCCAGGCCCCTCCCGCAATGCCCATGAGCCGTACACTTGTAGCCCCGAACAAAAACCCTCCCGGCACCGCTGAAAACGAATACACGAAGGGCATGGGCGGGGCGTTCGCCAAAGAACACTCGACGTTTATCGAAACCGGCAATAGGGCCGCCGATCAGTTGGGCTATTTGCAGCAGTTGAACGGCCTCCGGGATTTGGCGAATCAGGCCGGGGATGACGTTAACAAGCTGGCCCCGCTAAAAATGCGCGCCCTTGCCTATGCCGACGCGCTTGGCGTTGACCTTGGGCAAAGCAAGGACTCCCTAGGAGCCTTCCAGGCCATTGACGCGGTTTCAAAACGGCTGGTTGTCCAAAACATCGGCGCTGGCGGTATGCCCGCGAACAACTTTAGCGAGGCGGATCGCAAATTCATTACCGAGATGGAACAGGGCCTGACCGATTCCGGCATGGGGTGGGAGCTAAAGGCGGCGCTCTCCGAAAAGGTTTTGCGCCGTAAAATGGAAGTCGGGAACAAAGTCACGGAAATGTTCCAAGACGGAGCTGGTCCCGCCGATATTCAAAAGGCCGTTTCGGCTATCAAATCTCAGCCGATTGTTACGCCGCAAGAGATTAACGGCTTTAAGATGAAGGCCGCTCAAGCCATCAGGGCGGACTTGGATTCCGGCGCGATCTCGCGCGAACAGGCGGAAACTCGCCTCAAGAAAATGGGATTTAAATAATGGCCGAACTGCCATCCATTAAGGATGTGCTGAGCGGCCCCATGCCGACCGTGCCAGCGCCCCAGGCCGCCACGGACCAGCCCGCCGCCATGTTGCCGTCGATTGGCAGCGTCTTGGGCGGCCAGGAAATGCGCTCCGCCACACCGGACGAACAGCGCGGCCTTTCAAACGGTTGGGACCGCAAGCCGATTGTTTCCGACTCCCCCGATACGAGCGCGTCCTTTGGCGCAACAATCAGATCGTCCCTCCATCCGGACGTTAAAAAGCAAATCCTCCAACTTTCAAAGGATATGAACATCCCCGCCGAACGGTTCGGCGTTGTGGATGGGAATATCGTCTATCAGACGAACGACGGAAAACTCGCCCGCGCTACGCCCTCAATCGCGGGATCGGAAGGGGTTGTTGATTTCTTCCGCCGCCTTGGCGCGAACATCGGCGCGAATGTTGGGCCGACTGCGCCACAAGTTGCCGGAGGGGCGGCGGGGTTGGTGACCGGCCCGACGCTGACCAGCCCGTTGTGGGCCGGTGGCGCTGCGGCTGTTACGGACGTTGGGCGGCAGGCGCTTGGTAACTATTTGCTTGATAGCCCCATTGGCGACATTAACTTTGCCAATTCAGCGGGGCAGGCGGCCCTTGCGGGCGGCAGTCAGGCGCTTTCCGTTGCCGGTAATAAGTTGCTGACCAGCAACCCGCTAGAAGTGTCGTATGTGGACAAGAAGAATCTGACGCCCGCGCAGATCGCGCAAGCGCAGCAATTGTCAACCGACGCGCGCGGGTTGGGCGTTGATATGACGACGGGGCAGGCGTCCGGGATGAGAAGCCAGCTTGTAAACGAGCGGCAGCTAGGGCGCGATCCCGCGTCGATGGATATTATGTCCGACTTCTACAATAAGCAGCGCGGGCAAGTCTCGTCCGCCGTTGGTAACTTCGCGGACAACCTTTCCCCGGTTCAATCCACGCAGCAGGGTGTAAATCAGTTCCGAGAGGGCGCGGATAAGGCCGTTAAAGCGGCGGTGAACGAGCGCGCCAAGGCTGCAGGCCCCGCCTATAAGGCAGTTGTTAATGAAAACAACGTCATGGCGGACGCTGACCGCCAGGCGCTTATGAGCGATCCGCTTATCGAAGATGCGTTCCAGTATGTTCGCGGGAATAAGGCATATGCCCGCGCTATTAAAGACATGCCGGATGGCGCGCTCCCTGTTTGGGATTTAGTTAAGCGTCGTCTAGACGATGTGCGTAACAAGGCATTAAGGGCGGGCGAAAACACCGAGGCGGGCCTTGTTAAGGGCGCGCTCGATGATCTAAAGGGAAAGCTAGATACCCTATTCCCCGCCTATCCGGTTGCCCGCGATACGTTCGCTAAATACTCGCCCGCCGTCACCGCGCTGGAAAACGGCCCCGCCGGTCTGTTCGCCTCGAAAGAGGGAATTGAGAAGGCGGCGGAACTCAAGGCCATGTTCGGGGCGAATAACATCACCCCTGATGCCGTAGCGCAGACGCGCGCCGCATACTTTAAGGCCGGTCGCATTGACGACTGGAACGCTGGCCTTGCAACCCATATCAAAAACTCGATGGACGAGGCCGGGGGATCGCCGTCAAAACTTCTCGGCAAAGTGTACGGATCGGAATACGACACGCGCGCCCGCGAGATTATGAAATCGGCCATGACGCCTGAGCAATTCGGCGGGTTTCAAAAGCTGATGGAAGTTTTGGAGGGTGTTGCCAAGACTTTGCCGGAAGGCTCGGCAACGGCGACTGACGCCGCTGGTGGTCAGGCGTTGCGTCAATCCGTCCAGGGCGTGAAGGGGCAGGCATCTCGCATTGCGGGACACCTGTTCTCCCCCCGCGTTGTGGACACGGTGGGCGTGGCGATGGATGCGTGGCGTTCTAAGTTGAGCAACGACGGCATGGAGAAACTTGCCATTGCCGTTACCGACCCGAACAACGTCGGGTTGCTCAAGAAGATTCGGATGATGAACCCGCGCAGCGAACAGGCGCTAACGCTGGTCTCCAATATGTTGGGACTTACGGCGACCGATCAGGCTGCGAGAGGTCTGTCGGATCGAGGTCTCCGAACACCGCGCGATATGCCCGTTGGCGGCGTTTCTCCTTGAGCCATCCGATCATGTCAAAGATCGCCGCAAGCGGGATGAACATCACATAGAGGGTCACAATCTTGATGACCGCGCCGTGCGTTTCAATCGGGCTTTCGCCATTGATCCAGTCTAGAGCCAGAAAAATGGCGAACAGGCCAAGGCCCCATAAAAGGGCCGATTTAACGTAATTCCATTGCATACCCCAATCCTACCACAAGCCCCGCCCCTCCCGGTGGGGTTTTTTAATGCCTTGATTTCAAAAGGGAAATAATGACCTCGATTTACGGCTATAGCGCCACCGCCGCTAGTAACAACTCAGCCGCCCCGGATGGCGCGCCTGAAGGTATGGCTGCGAGCGGCGTGAACGACACGATCCGCAAGGTCATGGCGAACCTTGCCGAATTTGCTATTGCCCAGGTGGCCGGTGGAACGGCGGACGCTCTTACGCTTACTCCGACGAACACCCTGGCCGCGTATGTGGACGGGATGCAAGTCCACTTTAGGGCTGCGGCTGCAAATGCAACCACGACGCCCACGCTTGCGATCAGCGGGTTGACTGCGCGAACCATTGTTAAGAATGGCGGCTCCGCTCTTGTGGCGGGTGATATTGCCGGGGCGCTGGCGGAATACATCGTCCGCTATAACCTCGCCAACACGCGATGGGAGCTACTTAATCCCAAGGTGGTTGCGGACACTTCGACCTTCTCGGATTCCGCGTTCACCGTCCAAGACAACGGCGATGCGACGAAGCAACTACAGTTCCAGGTTTCCGGCGTCACCACGGGCACCACGCGGACGCTGACCATTCCCAACCTAAGCGGCACCATTGGGATTCAGCGCAACCGCGCTTACGGCTCCTATACGACCAACGCCGATCTTTCCACGGTGATGGTTTACGACGACACCATTCCGCAAAGCAGCGAGGGGACGCAAGTTCTTAGCGTTTCCATCACGACGCAAAGCGCGTCCAGCCGCGTCAGGATTTCTTATGCGGCGTGGGGGACGCTAACTAACGGCAGCGATACTCTTATGTCCGCCGTGTTCCGCGACAGCGCGACAGACGCCCTGCAAGATAGCGTGTTCGCTGGCCCGATCACCTATACGACCGGCGTTCTTTCGTCTGTCTCCCTCGTATTTGAGGACGCGCCGGGAAGCGTCGGGACGTTCGCTTATAAATTGCGAATTGGCGCAACCAGCACATGCCGCCTTAACGGTGGACTCGCGGGGCGTAAGTTCGGCGGTGCGTCTGCGGCGACATTGGTTCTTGAGGAACTTCTGCCTTAATGCCGGTCTATAGCGTCCGCCGCGCTTGGTACGCCAACTCACAGCACACCGCCGCCATCATAGACACGGTGGAAGATTCAACGGTTCTGCTAGGGAAAAAAGATACGCCGCAAGCGTGGGAGATTCTTCACGAAAGCGGCATCCCGATAGCGCCCTATAGCCCGCCCAAGGAATGATCGCGGTTCTCGTTTCCACGCTTCTCTATCGTATCCCAAGGGGCGGCCCCGGTTCTGACGTTTGGCGTAGGTGGGTTGGGTTTTCTCCCGGCTCGCAAGTCTCGTCCGTCGTATGGGCGGCTATTTCGTCCGTTCTGATCGTCCTTACATCCTCCGCCCCTTACTGGCTCATCGCCCCGTTCTTTCTCGCCATGTGGGCGGGGGAGAAAGTTCCTTATATGCGCTTTGCCACCGGACCAACGCCTAACTATTTCATGGCGTCCGTCTGTGGCGTTGCGCTGCTGAATCCGCTCCTTGGCCCAATTTACTGGCTCGCTCGAAAAGGCGAAGGCCGCGTTCCCAAGTTCGGCCCCCTGATCGACGGTTGGACGGCCTACGCGGAGTTGGCGTGTGGGTTGGTCACCGCGATTTCATACACAGTTTTAGCAAGGCTTATTGCATGACCCGCTTTAGCGCGTGCCTGCTGGCGTTTCTTTTGTGCTGGCCCGCTTACGCAAAGGCCGCCGATCTCACCATCGGGCTGGATTGCCACCCCGCCGAGTTGGTCAAGAAAACAATCCGAGCCGGTGAGATTAAGCCCATCGCGTTCGGCATGAACGCGGACGGGGAATTAGTGATCGTGTTTGAGGTAGCGAGCGGGGGCTACTGGATGGGCCTGGTTATCGAGAACGGCGCGCGGGTTTGCGGGTTGTCTGCGGGGCCGGAATGGCAGGCCATGATACCGGGCCAGCCAACGTGACCAGTGAAGAAAAAGTCCGCCAGATCGTGCGTGAGACGGTGCGCGAAACCCTGACCAGCATCGGGATCAACGTCATAGATTCCGATGCGGCGATTGAGGTTCAAAAGGATCAGGCGTGGCTGCGTAAGGCGCGCGTTAATTACGACGAGTTCGGGAAAAAGGCGAAACTGGCAATGATCGGTTCGGGTGGCACCTTGGCCGCCTGGGCTTTGTGGGAGGGTATCAAGGCCGCGTGGCGCGTTAAGGGCGGCGGCTGAGTGGTAGGCCCCGATCCGACGCTCAAAGATTACGCCACCGAACAACAATGGAAAATTCTAGAAGCAATATCGACCCACGGAAGCGGTAGGGCCGCCGCCGCCCACCTGGGGCTTAACGAGTCCTCCGTCCGGAGGGCACAGAAGGCGGTGCTGACAAAGGCCGCGAGGCAGGGGTATTCCCCGGCCCACGATATGACGCGCGCGGTCCCGGATGGTTTCCGCATCAAGGGAACCTCTACGCTTTACGACCAAGACGGCGAGAAGCGCCTCCAGTGGGTCAAAACGTCGGTCGATTGGGACCGGCAGATTGAGATTTTTAAAGAGGCCGTTGCGGCTCTAACGGTTGGGCTTCCGAGGGTCGATCCGATCCCGGCCCCCGCGAGCGTTGCCGAGCATCTAGCGTGCGCCTACCCGGTGGGCGATCACCATTTCGGCATGTTGGCGTGGCACGAAGAAACCGGCGCGGATTACGACCTAGACATAGGCGAGCGCCTTCTAACGTCCGCAATGGACGCGCTTGTATCGGCTTCTCCCAAGGCATCCGTTGGCGTCGTCTGTCTCCTGGGCGACTTTCTCCATTACGATTCATTTGAGGCTGTAACCCCGGCTCATAAAAATCTGCTCGACGCCGATAGTCGGTTCCCCAAGATGGTCCGGGCGGCGATCAAGTCGGTTCGCTACATGGTGCAGGCCGCGCTAACCCGTCACGCGCAAGTCCACGTCATTGTCCAAATCGGCAACCACGACCCCTCCAGCGCCATCTTCCTGACCGAGTGCTTGTATTCGATTTACGAGAACGAGCCGCGCGTCACGGTTGATCGCTCTCCATCGCAATTCCATTACTGGCGCTTTGGCAATAACTTGGTTGGCGTCTATCACGGCCACGGCGTCAAGCTAGACAAGCTGCCCCTCTTGATGGCCTCCGACCGCGCGAAGGATTGGGGCGAGACGGAATACCGCTACTGGTGGACCGGCCACGTTCACCACGATCAGGTCAAGGATTTCAACGGAGTGAGATGCGAGTCGTTCCGCATCCTTCCCCCCGCCGACGCCTACGCCGCCAACCTCGGATACCGAACCGGGCGGGACATGAAATGTATCGTCCTGCATCGGGAATATGGCGAAGTGGCGAGACACATCGTTAACCCTGCAATGTTAGAGGCTGGTGGTAAATGACGGGTGAGTTTCTCGGAAGCGGCGTTCCCGGTGAGGATAATTTCGGAGTGGTTCAATACTGGCCCGTGGGGAAAGAAATACCTCCCGGCTGGCGCTTTATCGAGGGGCAGGACATGGGGCATCACCACGCTCATTCCGTCTTGATAGAGCAAGTCGATGCGGGCGAGTGAGCTTCTGAAAACTTCGACCGATCTCGTCTCAGGCGACCGTCAGCAAACCCACGGCCCCAAGCTAGAGAATCATCAGAACATCGCTTCGCTGTGGTCAGCGTATTTGGGGAGAGAAATATCCCCGTTAGACGTGGCCCTGATGATGGCGCTGCTAAAGATCGGGCGGACGAAGGCCGGGTCGCACAATCTGGACGATTACATTGATTTGATCGGGTATGGCGCTGTTGCCGGGGAGTTGGCGGAATTGATGAACTCGGAAGGCGGCGGTGTCTGAATACGGCATCTTCCAAGTTGACGGAGAGGAAGAAGCCGACGTTATCCGCGACCTACACAAGATTTGCTTCCCTGGCGAGCCGCCGTATTCGACTGCCGAAGGTTACTGGTGGATTGCCATTAACAAGGCCGGGTTGGAAGTTGCTTTCGCCGGGCTTAAACATGGCGAACGGAATCCGAAGAAGCGCGGTTATCTGTGCCGCTCGGGCGTGTTGCCTGGGCATCGTGGGCATGGGCTGCAAAAGGCGCTTATCACTGTCCGCCTTCGCAAGGCTCGGTCGCTCGGGATGACAGAGGTTGTGACCGATACCCGCTACAACCCGCATTCTGCCAATAACCTAATTGCCCGTGGCTTTCAGTTGTACGAACCGGATATGCATTGGGCGCTGTCCGGCGCGCTGTATTGGCGGCGTTTCCTGTGAGGATTTGCTAATGGGTGACGTTGTGGACTTCCGAACATTTGAGACAACCGCAGACGACGCCCTAGACGATGCCGACCTTATCGACTGGCAGGACATTATCATTGTCGGCTTTGACAGTGCCGGGAACATGCAAGTTAAAAGTTCCAGCATTGAAGTGGCGGTTGCCGTCATGCTTCTGGAATCGCTCAAGCTGCATTTACTGACCAATACGGAACGGCACTTTGACGCCTGATTATAGCGCCTGGATCATAACTGCGGTTTATGCGGATTAGATCATATTGACCCCGCAAGAGTTTCGTTCGGAAGTCATCGACCCGACGCTGAAACTGCTAGACCTCTATTCCCCCGCATCGAGCAATCTTCTCCTCGGGACGGCGCTCGTTGAAAGCCGATTGATTCACCGCAAGCAGATCGGCGGCGGCCCTGCGCGTGGTTTATTCCAGATCGAAAAAGCTACATTCAATGACGTTTATGGGCGGTTTCTTAAACTAAAGCCCCGGCTATTGGCCCGCGTCAACGAGCTGCTAACCAGCGGCGATCCCTGGGCACAGGTTGAAACCAACGACCGCTTCGCCTGCGCGATAGCAAGGGTCCGATATCTGTACGACTCGAAACCGCTACCCGATGCGGACGACATAGAGGCGCTCGCCGCCGTATGGGTGAAAACCTACAACGCCGGGGGCAAGGGGACGGTGGAGAAGTTTGTTAAGGCTTGGGAAAGAAGCTGCGGGCCGCATATCAGCGCCCCTCGTTTGTGACCTTCGCCCCAAACTCACTGGCCGTCGGCCTACACGGACTTTTGCCGACCCGTTCTCTGACTAACCCCGCATCGGCGACAGGACACGCACGGGGCTCGGCTGTCACACCGCCGCAGCACTAACGATTCTACCAAAACCAAAGGAGTAATCAAATGAACTTTACCGCCATTCTTGATTGGGTACTCGCCCGCCTGTCGGAGAAATCCACCTGGGCCGCCCTTGTCACCTTCGCCGCGACCATCCTGGGCCGTCAGATCGCCCCGGAATTGGCCGAGACGATCACCACGGCGGGCCTTGCCATCGTGGCCGTGATTCTGGCTGCGGTTAAGACGAAGCCCACGCCCTAATGCTCACCGCTGCGGGCGTTGCTGGCTTCTTCCTGCTGTTCGGCTTTGTGATCTATCTCGGATTCAGGGCGGCCAAACACGACGGCATTGTAAGCACGCAGAATGACACCCTCAAAGCAGGCGCAAAAACCGATGCCAAGACCCAAGAGATTCTTGCCCGCCCTCCTGCTGATCGGGATGCTATCGATAAGTGGCTGCGCGGGGACGGTAAATAGCCCCAACCCGCCCCCTTGTCCCCAGGCTGGCCCCCAGGTAGCGGACGAGGTTGCAAGCCTCCCTATGAGCGATTATCCGGCCTTGTTCAACTACCTGGGCCGATTGGTCAATTACTGCCACGCAATCGACGCGATGCGGAAGCCCTAGAGCCGATTCCCTAGCCTCGTGGCTATTTAATCCGTCGGATTCTCGTTTTATTTCAAAGCCGTTCGGATGGATATTATAGACGGTCTGATCCGACACCCCCCAGCGGGTTGCCACGTCTCGCGCGGTTAATAGGGTCATTTCTTCTTCCTCTTAGGAACGATCTCACGGACCTCAGCCCTAACGACTAATTCGCCGTAAGCAAAAGCATCGGCTCTCTTGGTGTGGATTGTCCAATAAAGCTCACCGTCGGGGTCACTCATCGAAAGCCATACCTTCTTATAGAATGGCCTGCGCGGGGTGCGGCGGGTCATGGCCTTAGTCACTGCAATAATCCTCGTAGCTGTCGTAAATGATGACGCCGTTCTCGATTCGCTTTCCAGCCTTCTTCCGGTCTGAGAGGGAAGTGGTGAGGGGCTGGGAGAGGACTCGTTTGATGGCGTCAACCAATTCGGCCCACGGCGACTTGTTGCCGTAAACGCCGTTATCGGAGGCGTGCGGCGAGCGGTTAAGGTTGCATTTCTGATAGTTCTCCCAGACCTCGCGCATCCACTCCAGCGCCTCCCGCATCCGGACGATCTCTGCCTCCAGCGCGGAGGACCGGGACTCGGCGGCTTCGGCTCGCTGGCGCATTTCCCATTCACCGCCATGCGCTTTGTTGTGGTACTTGAACTCGCGCTCCCAATGGTCAGCGCGTAGTTCGGCTTTCTCACCACGATCCTGTTCCTGCTGGCCCCATTCAAAGTTGTGTTTCGCGGCGGCGCTTGCTACGCGCAACTCCACCGTCATGTTCGCAATCTTCCCCTCCGCATCTGCCAGCTTGGCGCGGAGGGACTCGATATGGTCAGCCGTGTGCCGCAAGAAGCCCACCCACACGGTCGGACACCTTGTATGGTCGCCACCATATGACCGCAGCCGCTCCACCAAGTCCTTCTCAGGCTGGGGCGTCTCGGTCATGGCTTTAGGCTCCTGATTTTGTGCGCGATGGTCGCGTAATACATTCGCAACTCGCTGCGCTTCGTTTCCTCGTCAACCACCTTCGCCGCCTGCTCGGCCATGGACGCAGCAGAGGCTTGCCAGCCATGCCACGCGCTGTCGATCATCGGGTTCAGGTAGTGCCACTTTCCGTTGGCCTCGTACCCTTTGAAATCTGGGTAATGGGCGACGGTCCCGTACCACGCCTCAAAGCTCTCCCGCAGGGATGGGGTCATGGCTGATCATTCCGTTTGTTGTGGTGTAAGTAGCGCCAAATCTTCTCGTCCTTCTCACGCACTGCATCGCGGACCTTGGTTTGGCTTACGTCGTCGCGCCCTTTGACCAATTGGAGGGCAAATTCCAGATCGCCAATCTCTTTCGCCAAAAGCTCGCGGTTTCCCTCTCCGCTAACCGGGTGGTAGTTCTCGTAGCCGTGGCGCAAGATTTTGCACGCGATCTGCCCGACCTCATTGCACTCCTCAATCAGGACCGCGAGGCGCTCGGCTTCTGCCGGGGTCAGGCTATTGAAATGCTTTAACATCGCTGGGCCTTTTACCGGCTGTGGTTTGTCGTACTGAAACCGACACCCGAAACTGCAATCTTCGTCTTCACAATGGCTCCCGTTCTTCGGGCATCGGAAATGGTCGGCACTCCCACGAGGCAAGCCCATCACCGCCCCCTATTGAGAAGGGTTAGGATGGCGCGGGCTTTTCCCGGCACCATCTTGAACTGGTCAGACATTGGAAATCTCCTCAGCCCGTTTAGCGCGCATTGATTCTTTCATGTTCTGATCCGGTGATTGACGGGCGAACTCGTTTGCCAGCTTCATCATGTCAATTCGGTATTTCTTCTCGAATGTGACGGCCCCGTGCTGGTGTTGTTCTGCGTGGTGTTCATGGCAAAGGCTGATTCCGTCCCAATCCGCTGGCTTTAAGGACTTGCCAGAATTAGCCGCCGTCCTGACGTGGGCGAACTCGATTGGCCCCTGGTCGCATCCAGGCACGCAGCATTGAAACCCGCGTACATACTTACGATGGCGGGGCCAGTCTCTACGGGGGCCGCGCAGGATGTTGGATTGGAACTTAGGGCGCTTCTTCGGGAGCATCATCCGCCACGGGCCTCAGTTACGCGGCCTGTCTCGGAGAGGAATTGAGCATCCAGGCTGCGCCACGCATCTGCCGCCCCCGCGTTGGTATCGAACATCGAACGAGATGTGACGAAACAGCGAAGTCGGACTTCCCTTGCCGCATGATCGACGCCATCAACCATCAGCCAGTCCCGGAAGGCTTTGTCCTCACACCGTAGCGCCGCCTGCTGGCTCAGCGGCATATCCTCAAACCGTCGCCGCTCTTTCGGCTTCTCTGGTTGCTTCTCCGCATCTTCCTCCAATGCCGCCACAACCACGGCCAGCCTTTGCCCCATTGGCGCGGTTAGGAGCCAGGGTGGGGCATCTGCGGGGTGGAGGGTCAGCGTCAGCTTCCAGAGGCCCCCCTGAGTCTGCCTAAGGCCATCTTTTTTTGCTTCAATGGCTGCCGTTGCGTCGGTCATAGATGGCCCCACGTTTTGCCGTGTTTCGCTGCGTAAATGTTCTGCTTGGCGATCCCGTAGATTTTTGCGAGTTGTGGCCCCGTCAGTTTTGACTGCCGGATTGCCATAACGTCTGCCTCTGTCAGTTTGGCGCGTGGGTTCTTGGTGCCCCTCAAGTCTGCCCCGCGTCCCTTTGCTACCTTGTCCGCCACGTTATCGGCGTTGGTACCAAGGAAGAGATGATCCGGGTTAATGCACAGCCGAACGTCGCATCGATGCAGGACGTGCTTGCCGTCCGGGATGGGGCCGCGATAGGCAAGCCAAGAGGCGCGGTGGGCCTGCATGACCGTATTTCCAACGCCCAGGCACCCATACCCTCTCGACTTCGCGCGGATGCCCCCAAGCCATATCCAGCACCCGCTCTCGGTAACCGGAATGCTCTTGGCCTCTAGGCGCTTTTGAAGTGCGGCTTCCATGTCAGAACGGGGTATCCGAATCATCGCCGCCCTTGGTCGGCTTCTCCCGCTGTGCCGCGAGGCTCATGCGGTACTGGCCCTCTTGGGGCGCGGGGATTGCGTCTAGATACAAGTCCCATCCGCCCTTTTTATTCATCGCGGCGGACCCAAGGCGCACGGCGAACCACTTGCCGTTTTTCGTCTGCTTCCAACTGAGTACGTCCATGCGGTCGCTCATGCTGCTTCCTTCAATGAGTTAAACTTGCGTTGGTAGGCGTTGCGGATTTTCTGCTTCTGATCGTCCGCCAGTGCTTCGATGTGGGGCTTGTTCACCGTGGCCCACGTTGTCAGCGCGTCGTTTGTTGCCATGCTGCCAATATCCGCAAGGGCGCGGGTGACGTAGGAGTTGGCGGGGGATTCGGCTTCCGGCTCTTTCGGCGCGGGCTTCCCGCCCAACAGCGCGCGGAGTTTCGGCAGTTCCGAATCCTTGATCTTGAACGACCGCCCAGCAGGCTCTAGGGCAACCCACGGCGCGTCTACGTCGTACAGATAGCGGCCAACTCCGAAGCGCACCGCAGCCCGCTTGAATGCGTCGGACAGCGCGCCCTTTTCGGCCTCAACGTCGCTATCGCCCGCGCCGTCAGCCTTCCAAATCCATTCGCCATGGGCTTTTACGCCAATGTCGCAAACCGTCTTGCCGTTGGCGTGGGAGTAGCGGCACTGCCAGCCAGCGGGGCTCAATACGTCGTCCAGCCGCTCCATCACGTCCCTGGCGTCGATAAACGCCAAGGCCATGCCCCGGCTCTTGTCCTGATTCGTTGACCCCACTCGCCAGCTAATCCGCTCGGGCGGGAAGGGGGCGCGGAGTTTTGCGAAGTCGATCATGTTATGCAGCCCTCTTTTTCAAGCCCTTGTCGATCTCGTAAGCCTCGCGGAACAGGACGAACTGCCGCCACGCTTCATCGAGGTTCGGAAAGTAGTGGTGCGCGAAGTCGCCGTGTTCCTTGGCGAACCGCAGAAGGTGGCAACCTCCGGTGATTGGCTGGTCCGGGAAGTTTTCTTCCCAAAGGTTTTTGTAAGCCGCGAGCTGGATCAGGTAGTCGGAATAAACCGCGTTCGACGTTTTCCAATCCAGCAGGCACAGCGCGTTGCCGACGATCCCGACTGCATCGGGCGTCCCGCCGTATCGGTAGCGTTCCGAGACAAGCTGAATCTCCTGGGCGGTAATCGTGACCTTGAAGTTTTCGGCCCATGTGAGATACGCGCCGAAAGCCGATTGCGCCGCCTTAACGAAAGCCTCATCCGCGCCAGCGGGCGGGGCGGGGGCCGGTTCGCCCTTGATGCTTGCTTCCACAAGCGAATGCGCGAAGGTGCCAATGTCCGCCGCCTTCTCTGCTTCCTCGTACAGGTGGCGCTTGCCTTCCTTGCCCTGCTTGAAGGCCCATTGCAGCAAGCCGCCCGATTCCTTGAACCGACCGATAACCGTCGTGGTGCCGGGAACCTTCGTCCCGTCTTTCAGGAAGTAGCCCGCCTTGGGAGTTGCCATTTTACGCTGCGTCCTTTCGTGCGTTCGCCATGATGCGGTCCAGCTTGTCCCGCGCTTCCAAGAGCCAGGATTGCAAATGCTGGTCGAACAGGTGGGGCGGGCAGCGCAAGAGGGAGTCAACGTCGCGCAGAATCCCGCTGGCGTATTGGGCCGCGTCGTTTTCAGTCCATCGCGTCATGTTTCATCCCTCTCGGCATAAGCCAAATGCAAACCAGCACAGACACCGTTGCTGCAAAGACGGAACAGCCCAACCCAAGCCATAGGCCAAGCCGTATGATTTCGTCCGTGGATAAAGGAGCAAAGGTCCACACGTCGCACGATTCGAGCGGGATAGTGGGGCGTTTCACCGCATCCCCCACACGCTGACAATCATCCTCGCGCGCGGTCTGCGTCTCAGTCGGTAGAGGATGGAGCGGAGATAGGTCATGGCGTTAAAACCCAAGCCATAAGCCCCAATCCGAAGATCAGAAGAGCGCCGCGTATCGTGCCGCGATGGGGGTTGCGCTTCATGCTGCAACCTTTCCTTCGCCGTCGCATTCGGGGCACGACGGATCATCCGCAGACGTGGGCGTATCGACCGCGCCAGTGCCGTGGCAGTAGAGACAGGGCATCATCACATCCTCAAACAGCCCGCACGCTCCGGGCTTTCCAGCCACGCACGCAAGGTTAAAATCGGCGTCAACGTGCTGGCCGCAGATTTCACAGCGCAAAATGCTCACGTCTGTTCCCCCTTCGCCGTATGGGCGCGGGCGGCTGCACGGATGCCTGCTGGCTCTACAATGTGGCCGAAGGCAGTTTCACAAGGCGCGTATTCGCTGATGACCCGGACCCACTCGCCATCGATTTCCAAATCGAGAAGGACGTGCGTGCCGTCGTTCCAGATGTGCGCGCCCGTGATTCCCACCGGGGGTTGCTTCGGTATTCTTTTCGTCACGCCGCCGTCCTCCCCACGCCCAGGTTGCGGTAATAGTCCCGTCTGTGTTCGTCCGTCCCGTCGTCCATCGCGCCTAGCTCGTCCTCTATCTCTGCAAGCGCAGCCAAGGCTTGCGGCGCGGTTCTCTAGTTCGTGGTGCAATGATTCCAGAACGTCATTCGCAATCGAGCCGATCATGGCGCGGTCAAGTTCCTTGAACGCCCACACTCGCAATGCCTCGACCTTCGCCCTTGCTTCCGTAAGGGTGGCGAAATCGTCCTGTTGGGATTCGATTTGGGTGCTTGAGTTCATAAGGTGTCGCTCTTGTAGTCGGAGGAAGGGACCGTAAACCGGGGGGAATCGGCCCCTTCCGTGCTTCCGACTGACTAGCTTCGAGCGTCCTCTCCTTCGGTAGTTAGCCAGTGACCGACTGGCGGCGGTGGAACTGTTAGGCAGCCTTCGCAAATTCCTTGATCGGCCATTCACGCAAGCGCGCGACTGTCTCCGCGTAATCCAGCGCGGCCCAAACCTCGCGGCGGTTGTCCTTGTTGGCCCAATAGGCGCGCCCGTCCGCCAGCGTCATCGACCGGCAACCGACTTGAACCATCAGCGCGCCCTCCCGGTGCCATGCGAACGCGACCCAGGAATTGGGATAGCCAAGATGGATCGCGTCATTGGCACGCGCGAGGTTGGCACGCGCGAGGTTGGCACGCGCGAGGTAGGCACCCGCGAGGTAGGCACCCGCGAGGTCGGCACCCGCGAGGTCGGCACCCGCTTTCACCGCCAGTTTGACGGCTGCGCCCAACTTCACCCCCTCGCTCTCGCGCTCAAACGAAGCATCTAGTTCCGCCTCGAACATGACGGCACCGGAGAAGCGGTTTTTGATCTGGTAATTAAATGCCATCTTCCGTCTCCCCTTCTGGCCGCGCCCGTGTTGGGCTGATGGGAAAGACGATAAGGCCAACTTGGCCCGGCTGTCAAGGCCAACTTGGCCTGATTATTTATAGGTAAAAATACCCCCCCCCCGCGAACGTTTAGCGAAAGGAATCGTTCGCGTTACCGCTTTTTCAGCGGGATGACCGCAGCCGAATGAAAGGGCGGGAGGGCAGTTTATTGAGGTTTTCCGAGCTTTTCCCGGCGAAAGGGCTGGGGGCCACATCGAACGGCAGCCCAAAGTCTAGGAACCGCTCAATATCCACATCATATATTCGGCACAGGAGGGGGGCGAAATAGGCGGGCATCCGTCCGCGCTCTTCAAAGCGCCTGTAACGCGCTTCGGAAATACCAAGTCTCGCAGCCAGTTCCGGTTTACTGAGTCCGTGGGCGTCTCTTAAAAGCCTTATGCGGCGGCCATATTCGGCCTCTAGCGCAGCCTCCCCGAACACTTTCGACTTTACTGCCAAAAGAAACCTACCCGTCTCCCCCCGGCGACTCTACTAGTGCCATCTTGGCCCGGTTCGTTCACGGTGTAACGGTCCAACTTGGCCTTGACGACCAGGCCAAGTTGGCCTTATAAAGGCACCCATGAACCTGACGGACGAGCAATGGCAGGCGGTGAGGGAGGCGGGCTTAAGGGCCGGTGCCACCAAGAACTCCGTCAAAAAGTGGCCCAAGCGGGAAACCGTTCCCTGGCAGTACCGCCGCAAGGTGGCCGCCCACGTTAAGGCCCACGCGGTCCCGTTGCCGGCAGACTTTCTGGCCATGCTGGAGGGTGCATAGCGTCATGGCATGGCGGTGCTTAAATCACATCGACCCTTCGCGGTTCTCCCCCTGTACCGCGAAGAGGCTGCGAGCGAGCTTCGGCCCCGCAGCTAGGGCCGCGATCTTTTCTCCCGAGGTCGCGGCCCATCAATTCATGGGTCATTACGCATGACCCAAGCGGCTCGCAATAGAGACGACTTCACCCGTTGGCGCGGGTTCACTCTCTATAGCGAGGGCAATGTCAGTGACCTTTCGCGCGAGGAAGTTCAGTTCCTTCGCGCGCGGGTGGGTAGCAGCAAACCGCCTTATGGTGGCGGCGGCGGACAGCAAGTGGTGGTGGGCTTCGCTCATGGTTCAAATCATGGAGCGAACATGCCCCACAAGGTTACCCCTCCCGAGTCGCAAACGTGCGATAGCGTACAATCCCGATTGAGTACCGCCTTAGTAGCGCGGCTCTATCCCAACACGACCTTGCATTTCAAACAGATCACGGTTGCGGACCCTGAGTCCTTGCAACGGTGGGCGAAGGGTGAGGGGGCGCCATCGGCGGAAAACCTGTCCGCGCTGATCCGGTTCTTTTGGAGCGCCGGGGATCGCGCGTTTTTGTTCGAAGTCTTGGGCATCGAACCGCTGGCGCTGCTTGCGTCTGACATAGGCGACGAGATCGCGGCGGTTTTGAAGCGGAAGGGGATGGCGGCTTGAAGTTCACAAACAGGAGAAAGAGTTAATGGATTACGCCAATACGGTCGCGCAGCAGAACATGGGGCGCGTTAGTGCTGCTGGCGCGCCTAACCCGCGCAAACAGACAACCGCTGACGGTTTGGTCACCGATCTTCGGCAGATGGCAACCCGCGCAGAGCAGGCGACAGAACGTCTCCTTGGGCTGCTTCAGCGAATGGGCGTTGCGCAACCTCCATCAATTGGTGGCCAGAAGTGTGGGGCTGAAGTTGCCGTCGGGCTGTTCGGTGAAATTGCCGAACTGGCCAACCGCATCCGCGCCGCACAAACCGACGCCGAAAACTTTTTGAGTGAGATTGAGAACCACATCTAGCGCGGCATGAACCCGGACCTCTCCAAATTGAGGATCAAAATTGGCGACCGCATCAGAGATATGTCGGGCGCGGAGGGGACAGTTACGGCGTTGCAGAGCGAAGTTGACGGCCTGATTTGGTGGGTCACGGCAACGATGGATTTGGGCGGCGAGGTCACGGAATTGATGGGGCACTTCGAGAAGATTCACAGGAACAAGTTAACGGCATGAAGCGGTCAGTTAAGCGCCCCGCTGCGGAGCGGTTTTGGGAAATGGTCGATAAGTCCAGCGGCCCTGACGCGTGTTGGATATTCCCCCGCGCCCATTGCCGAGATGGTTATGGGCATTTCAGCCTGGACGGCAAAACCATCCCGGCCCATCGGGCCGCATATTTGCTTGAGCGCGGGCCGATCCCGTCCGGTCATGTGGTTCGGCACGCATGCGATAACCCGCCCTGCGTCAACCCGGATCACTTGCTGGTCGGCACGCAAGCCGACAACGTGCGCGACAAGTGCGAGCGTGACCGGCACCTATATGGCGAAAAGCACCCCCAGGCCGTTCTTACGCGCGAAACCGTAGAGATGATTCGCGCCCTCTATTCGGAGGGCGGGGTAACACAGACAGAACTTGCGAAACGATTCGGCGTCTCTCACAAGGGCGTTTCGCAAATCGTCCTGGGGCGGAGATGGCGGTCAGCGGGCGGCCCGGTAGCCGCGCCCAGCAGAGTAAAGACGCCGCCCTTAACTTCGCAACAGATTGCCGAAATCAAGTCCGCGCATAAGGCTGGCGGCCTAACTTACAGACAACTCGGGCTTCAATTCGGCCTTACCCGCTGGGGCGCATGGAGCGTCGTGAATGGCCGCGTGCGGGGCACGGTGACTAAGCCAATGGGCGAGTTTGAGAAGATTCACCGCGTGAAGTTGAGCGCCACATGACCATCATCGTCGCCCTCCCAATGCCTCCCTCCATCAACGCCGCCTATGGCAACAAGAAGCCCGGCCAGCCTGGCAAGGGCCGCTACAAAACGAAGGCTTATACGGATTGGGAGCGGGATGCGACGGCAATGCTCCAACTGCAAAAGCCCGGACGCACCACGGGAGATGTGAAGGTGGAATACCTGTTCGGCCCCCGAAACAAAAACGCCGATGTGCTGAATCGGGAAAAGCTGCTGTCCGACTTCCTCGTCTCTGCGGGGATCATCGAGGACGACCGCTTCATCGTGGAGGCCGTCATTAAGTGGGATGACACGATACGCGGGGCCTGCGCGACGGTGAGGGCGGCGTAATGCCTAGGGGGCAAAAGCCGAAGATATATCCGTCAGACTTAGTGACGCGCGTTGCGGGCCTTTACTCTGCCGGCCGCACCCAAGGGGAGATTGCGGCGGAAGTCGGCCTTTCTCAGAAAGTGGTTTGGAACCTTATGCGGCGGCACGGTCTTAAGGCGCGCATTGCCGCAAAGCGCGACCAATTCGGAGAAAAGAACCACGCATGGAAGGGCGACGGCGCTGGATACCAAGCCTTTCATCGGCGTCTTTACGCAAGATTTGGTAAGCCCTCCGCTTGCTCTGCGTGTGGAACTTTAGACGCAGAGCATTACGACTACGCAAACCTCACGGGACGCTACGAAGATTTGAACGACTACGCGCCGATGTGCCGGTCGTGTCATTGGAAACTGGACGGGAAAGTCTCAAACATCACAAGTCATAGGAGGGATGCCGATGCTTAAGGTCTTAGACCTTTTCAGCGGTATCGGGGGCTTTCTCTCTTGGTTTGGAGAGAGCCGGTGGCTTTAAGACAGTCGCCTTCTGTGAAATCGAGCCCTATTGCCGAGCCGTCCTCAGAAAGCATTGGCCCGACGTGCCAATCTACGAGGACGTTAGAGAACTCACCGCCGGCCGCCTCCATGCAGACGGAATTTCCGTGGACGTTATCTGTGGCGGATTCCCATGCCAGGACATATCGACCGCTGGCAAAGGTCGAGGAATTGAGGGGGAAAGGTCTGGCCTCTGGGGCGAGATCATTAGAATTGCTCGCGAGATTCAACCGCGGTTTATCATTGTGGAAAACGTCTCAAATCTCCTGGCTGGAGCCAACGGGCGATGGTTTGGCCGAGTTCTCGGGGACTTGGCCGCGGTCGGGTTTGATGCTGAATGGAACTGCATACCAGCGTCAGACATTGGAGCGCCACACCTCCGGGATCGCGTTTGGGTTGTGGCTTACCCCCAGAAAACAGGCTGCCAGAACAGCCAATCACAAAAGGGTATCTTCTGGCCGGGACAATGGGAATCTAGAGGATTTAGTCGCAATTCAGGAGGGGCTTCAAACTGGGCTGGTCAAGTGGAGCCTCTGCCCAGAATGGTGCGAGTGGCTAATGGGGTTCCCCATAGGGTGGACCGCATTGGAGCCATCGGAAATTCCGTCGTCCCCCAGATTCCGGAAATCATTGGCCGCGCCATCATGCAAGCCGAAGCGGAAAGGGTAGGGGCATGATGCAGCTTTCCATCTTCGCCGCCATCAAGGCGCGCGACGAAGCCCTAGCGCAAGTCTCTGACAATGCGGGCGATTGGATTGAGTCAGCCCTTGCGCGCATCCCCACGCTATCGGGGGAGCTAACGGGAGAAGATATCCGGTTCGCGCTGGTCAAGATCGTCGGTGAGCCGCACCACTCAAATGCTTGGGGCGCGCTGATCCGCACAGCGAAGGGGCGGGGGTTGATTGAGAACACCGGACATTATGTGCCGATGCGGGCGGCGAATAGTCACGCGAGGATAACGCCGGTTTATAGGGTGGTGCGGTGAGCGATCCCGTAATCATCGGAGACGCCACGCTCTATTGCGGAGATTGCTTAGACATTCTCCCAACGCTGCCAAAGGTGGACGCGGTGGTGACAGACCCGCCGTATGGGGTTTCGATTAAGCGCGGGGATTCTAAAATTCAGGATGCCATTCAGCAGGATGTAAGCCCGCCCGACGTATCAGAATTGGCGCGGTGGCCAGCGATTATATGGGGGGGCAACAATTTTTGTGACCAGTTGCCGCGTTCCACCGGCTGGCTGGTTTGGTACAAGCACTTCCCCGACATGGCGCGACACTCCCAGGCAGAATTAGCATGGAGCAACGTCGTGAGAACCGTCCGGCACTACAGCGAGGCATATCACGGCTTCATGCGAGAACGAGATGGCTGGTTCCATCCAACGCAAAAGCCGCCAGGTTTGATGGGATGGTGTCTCGGCTTCATTCCAGACGCCGAAACCATCCTCGACCCCTTCATGGGCAGCGGCACCACGGGCGTTGCCTGCGCGAAGCTCGGGCGGCGCTTTATCGGGGTCGAGATTGAGCCCAAATATTTCGACATAGCCTGCCGCCGCATTGATGAGGCTTACAAACAGCCCCGGCTATTCGATGAGCCTAAGGCTAAGGCCGTGCAGGCGAATCTTTTGGACGGTGCCGCCCGATGGACGATTTCCAATTCTGGCCCCTAGGCCGGTCCATTCCTGAGGGGTGGGAGTTTGTTTCGTTTCTAGATCGTCACCACGGCAACCACGCAATCCTAATAGGGAGGGTAATCAATGGAAGCGCCTTGGGTGGAGAGAATGTGGCGCGGTGCGCTGACCGTGAAGAAGGCACGCGAGGAAAAGCGGAAGTTTAAGAAGTTCCCGCCCCCGTCAGCCGAGGAAGCCGCCCGATTGATATCTCAATTCATTGCCGAGCGTGGCGTCACTAAAGGGCCGTCACCGCAAGAGCGACGGGAAATGTGGGGGATGGGGTGAGCGCATGAGATTCGATTGTGGCCCGACCTGGAGTGAAAAATGCGAAGCCGCCAGAGAATGGCATCTCTGGTTTGCGTGGCGTCCTGTGCGAGTTGCCTGCACGCGCGAATGCGTCTGGCTTGAAAAAATTGAGCGCAGGCAAGGATTCAAAGTGGCCGCCTGTTCGTTCTATTGGGAATACCGCCTTCCTGTGGTTGCAGCATGACCTCCGACATAGACACAGCCCTGGGGCTGATGGAGTGGGAGCGGAAGCGAAAAGCACGGCTCTATTACAAGACCGTCGAGAAGAATCGCACGCAGACAGGCTACTACCGGAAGCGCTACCCGAAGATCGCCTACAAGCTAAAGCTGCGCCGCTGCGGCGTATCCGAGACTACATCGGAAAATGGGAACGGCTTTGCTCACAGTCTGTGAGGCTAAAAACTGTTGGTAGCCTTAACAAACTGAGCCTGAGCCGAAATTAGATGTGACGGTTTTCAATCAACCTCTCGTATCTTGGGACACATGGCAAAAGCAAAACCAAATACCTGGATGCCCATGTACTGGGGCGATTACTTCAGAGACACGCGGCGGCTCTCCACGCTTGAGCATGGCGCTTACTTGTTGCTGATCGGTGAATACTGGGTAAGCGGGCGACCGCTGCCAGACGATGACGCCACGCTGGCCAGACTGGCTGGCACATCCGAACGCGAGTGGCCCCGCATCAAGCCCAACCTTGCCCCCATGTTCACTATCGAGAAGGGCGAATGGAAGCATGAGCGGGTTGAAAACGAGTTAGCAAAAGCACGCGCTCGGTACGATCAAAAGGTTAGCGCAGGCAAGGCGGGCGGTGAAGCGAAAGCCAAGCGGGAACCTAGCGAACGCTTAGCGGACGCTACGCCTGAGGGTGTGGCGAAAGCCAAGCGGGGCTCTACACAACCACAACCACACTCTCCTAACGGAGAGATAAAACCTAATCCTAGCGGATTAGGTAAAAAGCCGACGAAAGGAACGCGCCTTGGAAACGATTGGAAACCTGACCAGCAAGATTGCGATTTCTGCTGGCAAGAGCTTGGCTGGAGCGGAAGCCGAGCCCACGCAGAAGGCGACAAGTTCCGGGATTACTGGGTCGCCAACCCCAAGGGCGTCAAACTCGACTGGCGCGCAACGTGGCGCAACTGGTGCCGTCGTTCCCACGAAAACGCCAAGCCAGTTGCCAACCGGCCCGGACGGGCGACCGAGGGTGAGCGACACGACGCTCTCCGTGCTTCGGTCGCTGACGAACTGGTCAATATCGGAGCCACTGCCAACGGGCTGCCAGAATCTGGAAACGGCGCTGTTGGAGCTGGAGATGGCGCTATCACCGTCGGATACGAAGTCATACCTGACGCTGATGAACCGCCTGTTCGCCAGCCTCCCGTTGCCACCGAAAGAGAGCTTGGAAACTTGGCGCGAATTGCTGGCCAAGTACCCGCCGGACGTTCTGAAACGCGCTTCGGATCACGTCTTGAAAACCCACAAGTGGGAAACCCCGCCGAAGATCGCGCAGATGGTGGAAGCGGCGGAAATCGACGCGAGCTATCGGCGCAGGCTGGCAGCGAAGGCCACGTTGGAGAAGGCCATCATGCGGCAGGGATGGGACAAGCGGGATCGGATGCGGACTTACTCGACATCCCCGACTTCCTGCGGCGACACGCCTAAGCCTTTATACCCCGCCATTTGATCCGACCTATGACCGAGGCCCTCAAGTGAGCAAGCCCATATCAGCCCGAGCATTTCTTTTCGTGTTGGCTTTCGCATCGGGCGTTGCGGGTGGTGCATTCGTGGCGGCTGATTATTGGCTGGAAGCGTCGGGGCCAATGGCTGGCTTTATGGCCTGCATAGCCGCTTTCGTAGTGATTCGATGCGCGCGAATTTATATGGCAACCGCATGAGCAAACCCATGACCCTAGAGCCCTCCATCATCACGCCCACACCGGAGCGGATGCAGCACGACCCTGTAACGCTATCGGACCAGCAGATAGCCGACGACGCCGGGAATATCGGCTCGCCGTGGCGGGTGGTTGGAATTATCCCGGTGCTGTACGAGCGCAAGGCGATCAAGAACGAGCATGTGCTTGCCGCCTTTGCCTACATGGACGACTTCGACACGGCCAAAATGTACCCCGTCCGGGCCTCGCCAATGGAAATCATGGGGAAGGGTAGGGAAGAGCTATCCAACCGCCTCATGCGGGCTAAAAACCGCCTCTGGAACGCACGCAAGGCATTGGGACTCGGAACGGCGGTTGAGCGGTCTGCCTGGGCCATCTTGGGGATGCGTTACAACTTCAAGGAATGGGTGGACCGTGAGGCGGGCGTGTTTTCCGAACAGACGGCCAAGCGGCTTTTAATCGCCGCGCTGCATAATTTGGTCGATCATTATGGCCTTGTGACGGGTAGAAAATAGTTCTATTCGGCGGTTTATCTAATGGTGACAATGGTTTACTGGCAAAACATAGGGCTTGCGTGGGTTTGGCACTTATGATACCGGATTTAGTCAGGGTCGAATTGCGCCCGAACGGATTCATGGCGGCTTCACCTTCGCGGGTGGGGCCGTTTTTCATTGGAGAATCGGTGAACCCTGAAACCGCTTTGTGGCGGGCTGTTGTTCTGCGCGCGATGCGGGATGCGGCTGGCGATGTGGAAACCAGCAACCTCAAGCGTGAGTCCCGGCTGATTGCCGTTAGGATCGCGCAGGGCTGGTTCCGCCGAGCGGACGAGGGTTTCCAGGCGATTTGTGACGCGGCGGGATTAAACGCCCAATGCGTGCGCCGTGCGGCTATGGCCCAGTTCGCCAAGCTCCCGAAGGCCCCGAAGCAGCGGCCCCGGAAGCAAAAGCTAATCCCCGGCAAGCTGGCCGCTTGAGCCGCACCGCAGAGTTCAACGCCGAGCTTCGCTATTGGGAAGCCCACGGCGCTCTATCGTGGCCCACAAGGGACTTCCTAGAGATTTACCGCTACGCCCCCATTACCGATAACCCGGCTGCGCTGAAAGCCATTGACCGGGTAGTGCGCGATATTGAAACAATCTGAAACATTTAGGAGCTATTCTTGGCGGCTCGAAATACGCCAGCCACCGGATCGAAATCCGACAAGGTTTGGCGTGATGCAATTATGCGAGCGGTTAAGCGCCGCGAGAAGGGCGAGGACGTTCAAGCCCTAGAGAAGTTGGCCGACAAGCTGGTTCACGTTGCGCTATTGGGCGAGGTGGCTGCGCTTAAGGAGATTGGCGACCGCTTGGATGGCAAGCCCGTTCAAGGTATCGCTGGCTCAGACGGTGGTGATCTCGTCGTTAAAGTCCTGACGGGCATTGCGCGAGATTGAGGTTTCGACGGGCTACGTTGCTCGTCCATTACAGCAAGATATCCACCGCTCGCTAAAACGCTTCTCGGTTCTCGTTTGCCATCGCCGCTTTGGAAAGACGGTGCTGGCGATCAATGAGCTGATCGACCGTTCGCTGCGATGCGATTTACCCAATCCACGTCATGCGTATCTAGCGCCGCTCCGTAAGCAGGCCAAGCTGATCGCATGGGACTATCTGAAACACTATACGGCGACCATTCCGGGCAGGACCGCAAACGAAGCAGAGCTGAGGGTCGATTTGCCGGGCGGTCGCCGTATCTACGTCGAAGGGGCTGATAACCCCGATGCCTTGCGAGGCATTTACCTTGATGGTGCCGTCCTAGACGAGTTCGGCCAGATGCAACCTTCCACATGGCGGGAGGTGATTCGTCCAGCCTTAACTGACCGTCAGGGTTGGGGCCTGTTCATTGGGACGCCCAAGGGCCGGAATGCCTTCCACGGCGTCTATGAGGCCGCGCAGAAGGCGATGGGCGAGGGTGCGCCGGATTGGTACGCAGCCCTATACAAAGCCTCTCAGACGAAGGTTATCCCGGACGAGGAACTAGCCTCCGCTAAACGGGACATGGACCCTGACGAATACGATCAGGAGTTCGAGTGCAGTTTCACGGCTGCGGTTGTTGGCAGCTACTACGGCAAGCTGATAGGCCACGCCGAGGCTGACAAGCGCATCTGTTCGGTGCCTTACGATCCCGCCGTGCCGGTTCATACCGCATGGGACTTGGGCATAGGCGATTCCACGGCGATCTGGTTCGCGCAGTACGTGGGCCAAGAGATTCACATCATTGACTATTTGGAAGCCTCTGGCGTCGGGCTTGATTGGTACGCCAACGAATTGCGTAAGAAGCCCTACGGCTACGGCAAGCACTACCTCCCGCACGATGGTGGAGCTAGGGAGTTGGGCACGGGTAAGACGCGGCAAGAGACGCTCGCCGCTCACCAAATCCAATGCGAAGTCCTCCCGCTGCAATCGGTGGATGACGGAATCAACGCCGTTCGCCTCATGCTTCCGAAGTGCTGGTTCGACAAGGTTAAGACCGAGCCGGGCCTAGAGGCGCTTAGAAACTACCGCAGAGAGTGGGACGAGAAGCTAGGCGTGTTCCGGCCTCGCCCCCTACACGATTGGGCCTCGCACGGCTCGGATGCGTTCAGGGCATTGGCCCAGGGCATCGAGAAGCCGCGACCGAAACGCAAACATGACAGCCAGGGCGCTGGCAGTTGGATGAGCTAGGAGTTTAATTGGCGGACAAGGACGAACTCGAAGATGCGAAAGAAGCCTTTAAGCAGGCTTACGACGCGGAGAGCGAAAACCGTGAGGCCGCCCTTGATGACTTGAAATTCGCACGCCTAGGCGAACAGTGGCCCGCTGACGTTATCAAGCAGCGCACGTTTGAGCGCCGCCCGTGCCTCACGATCAACAAAATGCCGTCGATCATCCGTCAGGTGGTCAACGACGCAAGGCAGAATAAGCCCTCGATTCGTGTCCGCCCGGTCGATTCGGATGCCGACCCCGAAACAGCCGAGGTGATGAACGGGCTTATTCGGAACATCGAGCAGATTTCCAACGCTGACGTTGCCTATGACACGGCGGCGGAATTTGCGATTACGCAGGGCTTTGGGTATTTCCGCGTTGCCATTGAATACGCGGACGACGACTCGTTCGATAAGGACATTCTGATTAAGCGGGTGTCCAACCCGTTCTCGGTCTATGGCGACCCGCACTCGACGGAAGCCGATTCCTCGGACTGGAATATGGCCTTCATCACCGACTTGATGACCAAGGACGCCTTCAAGAAGGAATACAAAGGGGCCGAACAGGTCGATTGGTCCGCCCTTGGGTATGACGTTCTCGATGATATGTGGCGCAAGGAAAACTCCATCCTTGTGGCTGAGTATTGGTGTCGGGAGAAGGTGGACCGCCCGATTCTGCTTCTTTCGTCCGGCGATATTCTGGAAGCCGACGTTTACGAGAAGCACAAGGATTATTTCGACCTCGTAGGTGTGACGGTTACGTCCGAGCGCACCACGAAGTCCCACAAGGTCACGCAGAAGATCATGACCGGGGCGGAAGTCCTGGAAACGAACGAATGGGGTGGAAAATACATCCCCATTATTCCGGTTTACGGCGAGGAAGTGAACGTAGAGGGCAAGCGGCATTTCCGCTCGCTCATTCGTGACGCCAAAGACGCGCAGCGGATGTTCAACTATTGGCGCACGGTTGCGACTGAGTTGGTTGCGCTGTCCCCGAAGGCCCCGTTCATCGGCCCGGAAGAAGCATTTAGCGGCGACGACGCGGAGAAGTGGGCCAAGGCGAATACCGAGAGCTACGCCTTCATCGGATACAAGGGCCAGACACCCCCACAGCGCCAGCCCTTCGCCGGTCCTCCCGCTGGTGCATTGCAAGAGGCCCTAAACGCCTCGGACGATATGAAGGCCATCACGGGTCTATACGACGCCTCACTGGGCGCAAGGTCTAACGAAACCTCCGGACGGGCAATTATGGCCCGCCAGCGTGAAGGCGACGTTTCTACGTTCCACTTTATCGACAACCTGTCTCGTGCCATTAGGCACGGCGGGCGCATCCTCATTGACTTGATCCCCAAGGTTTACACCGGGGAGCGCATTGTTCGCGTATTAGGCAAAGAGGGCGAGGTTAAGAACGTCCAGCTTGGCGCGAAGCCCGACCCGAGCGAACAGACGCAAATGATGCAGCCCCAAGCGCAGCCGATGGGGCCGCAGCAGGCCATTGAAGGCACGGACGCGGAACAGCAAGCCGAGATCGCCAAGATTTATGACCTCTCGGTCGGCAAGTATGACCTCGTTGTGGACGTTGGCCCGTCCTTCACGACCAAGCGCGAGGAAGCGGCCACGCAAATGATGGAACTGCTAAGGGCGTTCCCGGCTGCGGCTCCGGTGATTGGTGACCTACTCGCCAAAAACCTTGACTGGCCGGGCGCGGACGAGATCGCGGAACGGTTGCAGAAGATGCAGCAGAACAGCGCATCGGGCGTGGACCCCAAGAAGGTCGCGGCCATGCAGCAGGAACTACAGCAGTTGCAGCAAGAGAACGCGCAGCTAAAGGCCGACGTATCCGGCAAGCAGATCGACCGGCAGATTGAAGGCCAGCGCGTCGGCATTGAACAGTTCGACGCGACGACGAATCGCATTAAGGCGATGGCGGACATTTCCCGCCCGCAACCCCAACCGAGACAGTTCTAAGAATCTGCGGCGGCAGCGTTATAAAAGCCGCGTTAGGCGAGAGTCCGCTCCTCGCCCGCAGACCTAACCCCGCCCGGCATCCGCTTGGCGGGTTTTTTCATGTCACCAACCGATAAGGAGTGACTCTTTTGACGGACGAAACCGCGACCAATCCGACGCCGGAAAATACAACCCCGGCACCGGAAGTCGCAAACACCCCAACGAACGAAACCGAAGTCTCTATCACCGACGACCAGATCGAAGGCGATCAGGTTGAGGCCGTAGAGGAAACCGAAGAAGTCGATTGGGAGGACGGCAAGAAATACGCGGTCCCGAAGGCGCTTAAAGACGCGCTTTTGCGACAGGCGGACTACACCCGGAAAACACAAGAAGTCGCCGCACAGCGCAAGGAACTGGAGGGTCGTCAAGAGGCGATCCGCCAACACGCCGAGTGGCAGCAGGCGAACATTAAGGAATATGCCCGACTGGAAGCGATCACGGATCGTCTTTCACAGTTTCAGGGCGTCAATTGGGCGCAGTTGAATCAGGACGACCCGGTACGGGCGCAAGCCTTGTTTATCGAGAAGTCCAACCTTGAAGGCGCTCAACGTGAACTAAGAGAAGGCCTTACGCAGAAGCAGCAGCAGGCCCTGTGGATGCAGCAGCAAGAGACTGCCAAGCAGCTACAGGAAGGCCGCGCCGCGATTGCGAAGGCAATACCGAATTTCACGCCTGAGTTAGCGAAAAGCCTCAAGGACCACGGAACGAGCTACGGCTACACCGCCGACGAATTAAACGCGGTTGTAGATCCCCGAGCCGTTCAAGTCCTTCACGACGCTTATCTCTGGCGGCAGTACCAGTCAAAGCAACGCGCCGCCGTTGCCCCCAAGCCAGCACCGCAAGCCGAACCAGTCCGACAGGTCACGGGGCGCAAGCCCACGCAGCCCGGACTTAGGGACGACTTGTCAGCGGCGGAGTGGGTCAAGCGGCGCAACGCACAACTGGGCATCAAAGCCTAATCCCCTCAACGGGCACGTCGAGAGACGCCCCCTATCCCAGTGCCCGGCGAAAGCCGGGCCAGAAGGAGCTAAATAGTGGCTAACACAGTGCTTACCCCCACGGCGGTCACGCGGGAAATCCTGCGCGTCCTCCATCAGAAGGCCAATTTCATTGGCACGATCAATCGTGAATATGACGATTCGTTCGCCAAGGAAGGGGCCAAGATCGGCACCTCCCTGAAAGTCCGCCTGCCGAACCAGTATACCGTCACGACCGGCGCTGTGCTGAACGCGCAGGACACCACCGAGTCGAGCGTTACGATGACGGTGGCGACTCAGAAGCACGTTGGCATGAATTTCTCGTCCAACGAGCTGACCATGAGCCTGGATGACTTCTCCAGGCGCATCATCGAGCCGGCTGTTTCGGTTCTCGTTGCCTCGGTTGAAAACGACATCATCTCGAACGTCTATAAGGACGTTTACAATGTCGTTGACAACGCCGGTTCTGCGGCCACTTACGCCAAGGTTCTGGAGGCGGAAGCCCGCCTGCATAAGAGCCTTGCCCCGATGGGTGACCGCGCGGCGATGCTGCACACCCAGGCCCACGCCGACATGCTTTCGGCTTGGTCCACGCTGTTCAACGACTCGAAGGAGATTTCGAGCCAGTATAAGACCGGCAAGATTGGCACTGCTATTGGCTTCGACTTCTACCGCTCGACTCACCTGCCCATCCACACCACGGGCACCGAGACGGGCACGACCTTTGCGGTCAACGGCGCGAACCAGACCGGCGCTTCGGTGACGGTCACCAACGGCTCAAGCAAGACCCTGGTTGCCGGTGACGTTGTGACCTTCGCGGGTTGCAATCGCGTTCACCCGGAAACCAAGGCCGACACCGGCGAGTTGCAGCGTTTCGTTGTGACCTCGGCGGTTGGTTCGGCTGGCACCTCGATTGCCATCAGCCCGTCCATCGTGATCACCGGCGCGACGCAGAACGTCTCTGCGGCTCCGACCGATTCGGGCACGGTGACCAAGCTGTTGGGTGGTGCGTCGTCTGCGACGGACACCTCCCTCCTGTACCACAAGGATGCGTTCGCGTTTACGACCGCTGATCTTGTGATGCCGAAGGGCGTGGATTTCGCGGCTCGCGAAAACCTGGACGGCGTGAGCCTTCGCCTCGTTCGCCAGTACGATATCAACAACGACAAGTTCCCTTGCCGTCTCGATATCCTCTACGGCTACAAGACGATCCGGCCCGAATTGGCCGTTCGCCTCCACAATAACTAAGCCGAAGGAGGATAGAAAATGACCATCGGCAAGCAACTCTCCGACAAGAACCCGGACGGTACGGCCCTCGGGCAGTCCGCCACGGACCTGATCGCGTTCCACGGTGGGACGCCGACTTCGCAGCGCGCGAGCGCGGCCCTGTCGGCTACTCACTCGCTGTACGCGCATACGGGCCTTTCTCTCGGCGCTAACCTCTCGGCGTCGGTGTTCTACGACTATGTGTGCAGCTCCCTCCAGGAGATTCGCACGATGCTGACCGCTTACGGCCTCCATAAGGGCGGCGCGTAAGATTTGTTCACGATACGGGGCGGGGTCTTTGGCGGCCCGGTTGACCTGACCATCAGGGGCTTCCTCCCCGTATCGGACGAACAAGTTACCAAGAATATTGACAATGCGACGGGCCTGGGCCTCAAGGAATTGGGGCCTGGGCCTATCGTTCCCCTCGCCATCGTGGGCGGCGGGCCAACCATCAATAACCACATTGAGACGCTCCGGAATTGGAGCGGCGATGTGTGGGCGATTAACGGCGCTTTCGGCTGGTGCCGGGATCATGGGATAGAGGCGACGTTCGTTTCGGTCGATCCCCATCCCATTGTTGCAAAATGGGCCGAAGGGGCGAAGCGGGCGCTTCTGCATAAGCAATGCCCCGTTGAGGCGTTCGACGCTCTAAAGGGCGCGGACGTTACGCTGTTCGATTCCAACGGATGCACGGGCACGACGGTTGCCGCCGCCATTACGGCGGGCGCAAAAACCCGGCACGAAAGCATCACGGTTTTTGGCTGCGAGTCCTGCTATCAGCCGGACAAGAGCCACGCCTATCAGAACGAGGACCGCCCGGAGCGCATGATCGTGGCGGCTTCCGGCTCGTTCTATTTCACGGCCCCGGACTTCTACTTCCAGGCGCAGAAATTAGCCGAACTCATACGCGGCCTTGATGGCTATGTGAAAGAGGAAAGCGGTGGCTTGCTGCGGGCGTTCATTAAAAGCCCCGATCATTGGATCGTGTGGATTTCCGACGAAATGGCGAAGGGCCTGAAACCAATTGCCCGCGCCGCTTAGTTTCTCCGAGAAGGTCAAAGCACTCCTATCGCGTTGCCCCGCTCATGGCTTTGTCATGGGCAAGGATGGCAATGAAATGTTGCTGGTCAAATCTGAAATCATCGCAAAGGCGGTTGAATGGGACACCTCACGTTCGCCTACAAGCTCGAACCCCAGGGCAAGTACGTCATGCACATCCGCTGTGACAGCGACCAAATCCCCGCAGGGTGGTTCGACAGCCCGGAAAAGTGTCTAGCCGCGTCCGGCGGCGTGATGCTTGCGCCCGCTTCCGAGCCGAAGGCGCCCCCCGATCCCGCACCCGCTCCGGCTCCGATTGGTGAGAAGCGCCGCCCCGGTCGCCCGAGGAAGGCCGCGTGATGGATTACACGTTCTGGCTTGGCAGGGATGGCGACCCGGCCCCGGTAAGCCCCGAGGACGAGCGCGCCCTAGAAAACTCCCCCCTCTATCCCGGCGTAGGGTTGCCTAAGTGACAACTTACGCGACGATGCGCAGCAGGATCGAAGATGAGATCGCGCGCACCGACCTGACCACGCAAGTCAATCGCGCCATCCTCTCGGCCATCAAGTTTTACGAGCGCAAGAAGTTCTATTTCAATACCTCGGTCACAAGCACCTTCACGACGGTTGCGGATCAAGAGTATTACGGCACGGCTGATCTGGCTGCGATTCCGAACATCGTTGAAATCCTCGCCCTCAAGGGGACGTTGAGCGGGTCGAAGCTGCCCATCCGCCCGGTGGACTTCAATACGATTGACGCGGCGCAAAGCGGGTCCGTTAAGGGCTTCCCGGAATACTTCACCTACTTTGCCCAACAGATTCGCCTTTATCCCATGCCCAATGCCGCATGGACGATGACGCTGGCGATGGTCTACCGGCTGACGGCGCTTTCGGCTGATTCCGATAGCAACGTCTGGACGACCGACGCGGAACAACTCATCCGCCAGAACGCCAAGCGGATGCTTTATCTCGACGTGATTAGGGACCGGGACGGGGCCGAGACTGCGGCCATTCTGGAAAAAGAGGCTTACGACGTTCTTCGCAACGAAACGCTGCGCCGCTTTTCCAATCAGATTCTTGGCGCGCCCCCCGAAATCGTCGGGCAGGGCGGCTATAACATTAATTTTCAGTGATAAAGTTCGGTGAGTACCTTCCAGACCGAGCTTCACTAGAAAACCCCGGCGCTACCGTTGCGTCCGGCGTTATCCCAAAGACACCGGATAGCTATGGCCCGTTTCCTGGGTTGAGCGTTTATTCCAACGCACTGACGGCACGGTGCCAGGGGGCTTTTTCTGGCCGTTCGGCGGCGGGCAACGTCACCAACTTTGCCGGCGATGCGTCGAAACTCTACACGCTTTCGGGTGCGACGTTTTCCTCGGTCAATACCGGGTTTAGCCTGGCTGCGGACGAGGCTTGGCGGTTCTGCCAATTCGGTGAACTTGTCCTAGCAACCGACCTCGCGGACGAAATCAAGAAGTGGACGCTGGATAGTTCGTCGGCGTTCGCGCAGCTTTCGGCCACGGCTCCCAAGGCCCGACATATTGCGTCAATCGACCCCGGCTTTGTCATGGTCGGGAACACGGTTGATGGAACGGACGGTGCGGTCCCTAATCGGGTTTGGTGGTCGGGCATTGGTAACGCGGGAAGTTGGGAAACGCCCGGTTCGGCGGCGGCGCAGGCTGTGCAGTCGGACTATAACGACATGGCGGCTGGCGGGTGGGTGCAAGCCCTTATCGGTGCCGTGGGTGGTGCGTCGGGCGTCGTGTTCATGGACACGGCTATTTTCCGCATCCAGTACCAAGGCCCGCCCGATGTGTTCGGCTTCTATGAAGTTGAAAGGGCAAGAGGGACGCCCGCGCCTGGGTCGGTGGTCAACGTCGGCTCCGTGGCGTTCTATCTTGGCGAAGATGGCTTCTATGCCTTCAACGGCTCGACCTCGACGCCCATCGGCAATACCAAGATTGATAAGACGTTCTACGCGGACCTGGATCAGTCGTATTTCCACCGGATTACGTCCGCCGTGGACCCGATCAATAAGTTGGTGTTTTGGGCCTATCCTGGTTCTGGAAACAGCGGCGGCAACCCGAACAAGATTCTTTGCTACAACTGGGAACTTGCTAGGTGGTCGGTGGCCTCGGTCGATTGCGAGTTGATTTATCGTTCGCTGTCCCAAGGCTACACGCTCGACACGCTGGACACTTACAACTCATCCCTGGACGCCCTGCCGTTCTCGCTCGATTCCCGCGCTTGGACGGGCGGGCGTTTAATTCTCTCGGCGTTCGATACCGATCATAAGCTGAATTTCTTCAACGGCTCCAATCTGGCGGCGACCCTCGAAACCGGAGAGTTTACCGGCGAGGCGGGGCGCAGGGTGTTCATTAACGGCATTCGTCCCCTGGTGGATGGCGGGACGATTACCGCCGCTGTGGGCTATAGAGACACCCCCTCGGCCTCTGTGACCTATGCCACGGCCACCTCAGCCGGTTCGGACGGGGTATGTCCGCAGCGAATCTCGACACGCTACGCACGCGCTAGGGTGAGCATTGCGGCGGGTGGTTCGTGGTCGCACGCAATCGGGATCGAGGCCAAGGTGCGGCAAGAGGGCTTGCGATGAACCATTGCTCCGACTGCATCCACTACGAAAAAGACGCGGTGACGGTGGGCAATAGGCTCCGCTCCGCTTGCAAGCGTGAAGGTGCCAAGGAAACCGCGATGACCGAGCGGTTCAATGGCGACTGCGGGCTAGACGGAAAGCATTGGGAAGATGCCCGGCCTTCTTGATTACCTGTACCCGAAGGGGTGGGGCGGCGGCCTTCTCGGCTACGGCAACGCGGCGGCGGATCAGGTCGGCATTGACCAAGAGCGCGCGGGGCTATTGAGCCAGGGCCTTCCTGGTCAAGCCATCATGCACAAGCCGATGGACAACCCCGCTGGCTTTGCTATGGGCACGTCGAATGTTGGCAAGCCCATTAGAGCCTTCCACGGCTCACCGCATGACTTCGACAAGTTCGATCTATCGAAGATCGGGACGGGCGAGGGCGCGCAGGCTTACGGGCATGGGCTGTACTTTGCGGAGAATGAGGCGACCGCGCGTGCAT